ACACAGCCTATGCAGACATTACCGAATCTCAGGCTATTGGATGGGTAAAAGACAGCATGGGCGAAGACGCTGTAACGGCTCTGGAATCCTCTATAGCTTCACAGATAGCAGAGTCTAAGGCTCCTGCGATTAGCACTGGAGTGCCTTGGTAATGGGACAAATTAAGCAAGCACTTAAATCAAAGACCGTACAGTTTAGTATTGCCTTAGCTGTCCTCTCGCTTTTGCAGGGCTACATTGGTTTCCTCCCAGTAAGCCAAGCAGGACAGGCGGTCATAGGTTCTGTGATTGCAGGGTGTATTGTTGTACTTAGGGCGGTGACTACTGTTCCGTTGAGTAAAAAGTAAACTTTAACTATTTAGGATAACAACGATGAGCGAGAAAAAAACGACACTCATTACTGTTGATGACGTTGAATATAACCTCGAAGACATGAGCGATGAGCAAAAAATATATGTCCGTCACTGTGCAAGCCTCAACGGCAAGATGGAGTCTGCACGGTTTAACTTAGATCAATTGGTTGGCGGTCACGAATACTTTTACGGTCTTCTAAAAAATTCTCTCACGGCTGACGCTGTAGCAGAGTAAGGAAACATATCTATGGCGCTTGTTGCTCTCGAATTGCCTGCTGGCATTTACAACCACGGAACTAACCTAGATTCAGCGGGTCGTTGGATTGATGGCAACTTCATACGTTGGCAGAACGGTTCTGTGCGCCCAATTGGTGGGTGGACAACTCGAAAGGCAGGGGCAACATCGGCAGCGCCACGCGGCATGGTTTCGTGGGTTGATCATTCAGAGTCAACACACATTGCTGTTGGCACGTATAACAAGCTGTATGCGATAAACCAAGGCTCTGTAGTACAAGATATTACGCCTGCCGGACTGACCTCTGGAACGGAGGATGCAAACGCTAACTATGGATTTGGCGGTCAGACCTATGGCCTTGATGCCTATGGTTATCCTCGTGATGCGGCTGTACCCGATCCGGTAACAACCTGGTCTTTAGATAGCTTTGGACAGTATTTAATTGCGTGTTCATCGGATGACGGCAAGGTCTATGAGTGGCAGCTAAGTACATCAACTGCTGCGGCGTTGTTGTCAAATGCGCCGGTAGATAACAGCGCTATTATGGTAACTGATGAGCGTTTTGTCTTTTGCTTGGGCGCTGGGGGTAATCCGCAAAAGATTGCATGGTCTGATCGTGAAAACAATAACCAGTGGACGCCAGCAACAACAAACCAAGCCGGTGATATCGAATTACAGACAACTGGCGAGATTATGTGTGGCGTTCGCGTTAAAGGGTCTGCGCTAATATTAACAACCAATGATGCCCACACCGCAACGTATGCTGCCCCTCCGTTTGTTTACAGTTTTGAGCGTGTTGGCAGTTCGTGTGGCATCGTATCTCGTCAAGCAGCCGTAGCTGTTGACCAGGGCGCGTTCTGGATGGGAACAGGTGGCTTTTATCAGTACAACGGTAACGCCGTACAAGAGATGCAGTGCGATGTGCTAGATTATGTCTTTACAAGCCTTAACACTGCTCAAAGATCAAAGGTTTGTGCGATCCACAACAGTCAATTTGGTGAAATTTGGTGGTTCTACCCATCAGGTGATTCAAACGAAAATGACCGTTACGTTGTCTTTGATTACAAGGAAGGCCACTGGAACATCGGTACGTTATCCCGTACCACAGGCGTTGATTTAGGCGCGTTTAGATCGCCTCTGTGGTTTGATGCCTCTGGTAACCTCTATAATCATGAGTTTGGTTACACGCACGACTCTGCTCCGTATTTAGAGTCTGGCCCTATCTCAATGGGCGCTGGAGACAATGTCATGCGCGTCAATGAGATTATTTCAGATGAAGGAACGCAGGGCGAGGTTAGCTTAACCTTTAAAACGCGCTTTTATCCAAATGGTGATGAGACAAGCCACGGGCCGTTTACACTCGGTAACCCAACCGGCGCAAGATTTCAGGGACGTCAGGTCAGGATGCTTATCAACGGTTCTGAGCTTAACAACTGGCGTGCCGGTAAGATGCGTCTCAATGTCATTGAGGGCGGTAGGCGTTGAGTGCGCAGCTACCCCAACCAATTGGCGATGATTGGAAGATATGGGGTAAACGTCTTGTTGATAGCCTTTTGGTGGCCCAATCACAGCTAAAATATTACCTCTCTGGGGATTCTGCGGCGCTAGAGGGCATTATGCTGTGGGACCGTTCAGGTTACCCAGTAGTTTCTAAAGATAACGCGTATCGACAAGTCTTAATGCAGGGCGGTTGCGGTCACTTTGTAGCAACTGCAACTCAAACCCCTTCACAGGCTGATACGGCCTATGCTGTAGCGTTTAACAGCGCAACATCAGCCGATGGATTAGCGATTAACGGGTCGGATGCAACAAAGATCGACGTAACAGAAACTGGTGTTTTAAGCATTGATGTGACAGCGCAAGTCACCTCCTCATCAAGCTATGCAGGGTATCTTTGGATTAACGTCAACGGAACCGATGGTTTTGCAGTAAAACAGGCCGTTAATGGTGATGGCGTAATAGCCCATACAGCCGTTGTAAATGTAACCGCTGGTCAGTATATAAAAGTAATGTACGCGGCCTCTAACACGGGTTTAACGCTGCCCTACACGGCGGCATCAAGTCCTATACCAGCAATACCTGCGGTGCAGGTGTCAATAAGTCGATGTAAACAGTAATGAATCTACATAAAGAGCTTTTACGGTGCAGACCCTGGATTGAGGCGGCGCTTGAATACTGTGGCGGTACGCACATATTTGAAGATATCGTTGAGGGCATTGTGTCTGGTCGGATGCAATTTTGGCCTGCAGATAATGGCTGCGCAGTAACAGAGATCATTGTCTTCCCACGCAAGAAGGTATTTCACATATTTTTAGCAGGCGGTGAGATGAACCAGATCGTTGACATGGATGAGTCAGCAAAGCACTTTGCACAAGCGCAAGGATGCAGCGATATGACCATAGCAGGTCGCAAGGGTTGGGCGAGAGTATTGAAAAAGAATGAGTGGACCGAGGCGTTCACAACACTTACTAAGGAGATTTAACATGTCAGGTGGTGGAAAAGGCGGAAGCCAAGAGTCTAAAGTAGAAATTCCAGCATATTTAGAAAATGCGTCAAAAGAAGCGCTAAACAGGGCGCGTGAGACTGGGGATATTGGCTACATGCCCTATATGGGTCCAGACGTAGCGGCGTTCGATCCAATGCAGACCGCTGCAATGCAGTCAAATGTTGATGCTGCAGCTGCCTTTGGTTTAGCCCCTTCAGGCACTAACGTGATGGATGGTATGCCACAGGCTCAGGACTTTGGTGGCGTCCAAGGTTATAGCTCTTTTCCAATGTTTGATATGGCGGTAAAAGATTTAGAAGAGTCACGACCAGGTCAGGTCGCTGCTTATGACAAGCTCTATGTAGACCCTGTTACCGGCCAAGGGGGTAACCAAACTGGCCCTGGATTTGGTGGATTTGGCCGTCGAGGTGGCCCAATTATGGGCGGTGGTGGAAATAGCGCAGGCTACGACATGCTTGGCATTCCAGGACTTACTGATGATGAAATGCAGCGTATGAAAAGGAATATAAAATGAGTAATGGTGGTGCAAGCGGAATAGCAAGACCGCAGCAGTCTTTACTGCCTGCGCAAACAGGGCAACAGCGTGGTTTTGGACAACCTATGATGGGAAAGCGCACTGCCGGTCAAATGCAGCCAGCAATGGGGCGAATAACGGGAAATGATAAGCAGGTTAACTCAAGTCTTTTCTCTGATCCACAATTAGGCCAAATGCGACAACCAATGGGTTTCGCAACAAATGCAGCCATGCCGGGCGATGGCCGTAGCGTGATGGGCGGTAGGCAGAGAGAAATGCAAAAAAACAACCCACCCCCTAATTATTTTCCTAATGGGGGTGAGCCTGTTACTAATATGCCTATGCCGCAACAGCCTCCGCAGCAAAGCAATAACTATCAAGCTAACGTAGACTTTATGAACCAAATGGCTCAAAAGAATGCGCAGGTCGGCTCAGATGGTAGCCCTGTTGCTCCTTCTTTTAGCTACAACGCAGAAACAGGCAAGTACATGCAAGACTCATCTGCGTTTGGTCTTACAGGTGATGCGGCTAACACGTACTTTAGTCCTGAAGAGTTTCAGTCTAAATTTGGTAAAACATTAGGCCAAATGCCATCACAAGGCGATGGAGGTACTTCTTATCTTGGTGGAACACCAAATTTTAATGAACAGCCTAGTCTAGATAATGCTACAAAACAAAAACTTTCAGATCTTATTGGACAATCACAAGGCGGTGGAGACCAAGGGCCGATAGGCACAGGCGTTCCTGCATCCGATGTACCTGCTTTTGACCCTAGCTATAACTCTGGTATTGCAGGCGGTATGCAAAAGTATGGCGGTAGTTACTCTGATCCTAACTTGGGACAACCACGCGGTAACACTGGTACTGGCGGTACAAGCCAGCAAACTGGTACAGGACAACAAAGACCAAACATTAACTCCGCTGCCGCTG